ACTCATTTAAATTCAATTATTGAAGATAGTATGTACGGTAGGGGCGGTTATGCCTATATGATCAATAAGGAAGGAGATACCATTGCCCATCCCAACTATAATCTTGTGCTGCAACAGGAAAATAGGATCAAGAACAGCAAAGACCCTGAACTGGCAAAGCTTGTTGCCCTCGAGAAGCAGATGATTAAAGGTCAGAAAGGGGTAGGGGAATACACATCGGCAGGAACAGAAAATTATATGGCTTTCACACCGGTGCCCGATACCAACTGGTCTGTTGCTGTTACTGTTCCTAAAAGCACTGTAATGTCGGGCGTACATCGCTTATTTATGCAAATTTGTCTTGCCACGCTGATCTTTTTGCTGATTTCTTTGATCCTAAGTGCTCTTATTGGCAGGAGCATTGCTAAACCGATTACTCTGGTTGCAGCCCATGCCGGTGTTGTTGCCCAAGGAGATTTCAGTCAGGATATTCCTTCCCAGTATCAGGCACGGAAAGATGAAACAGGCTTATTGGCCCGTTCCTTTGAGCAGGTTAACTTAAATTTGTCCCAGTTGGTGAACCAAATTCAGGATAGTGCGGAAAGTTTAGCAGCAACGGCCCAACAACTGTCGGCCAGTACCCAGCAAATTTCCGCCGGGGCCCAAGAACAATCCAGTCAACTGCAGCAGGTAACCTCCTCTACCAATAATCTTGCCACATCAAATAATAAAGTAACGGACCGCGCTGAAGCAGCTATGTCAGTAGCTGATAAAGTAAAAAATACGGCAAAAAATGGTGAGACAGTTGTTTTAGGTGTGGACCAGGGGATGAAGTCCATTACGGAAAATATGCAGAAGTTAAGTGAAAGCACGGAAAAAATAAGTGAGATTATCTCTGTTATTGATGAGATTGCCGATCAGACCAATTTGCTTGCTTTAAACGCGGCGATCGAGGCGGCCCGAGCCGGGGAACATGGACGGGGGTTTGCCGTGGTGGCCGATGAAGTAAGAAAATTGGCCGAAAGATCCGGCAGTGCCACAAAAGAAATCTCCAAAATTATTGCCATGATCAAAATAGATAGCAAGCAGGCGGTGGGAGCCGTTCAACAAGGGGGCAGTATGACGGGGGAGGCAAAGAAAGCTTTTTCGGCCATTTCCGAATTGGCAAATGAAAACGCCGATACGGTCCAGGAAATTGTCGCCGTAGCAAAAGAAGCGTTAGGGAGTACCGATGAAGTGGCTCAAGCGGCAGAAAACATGTCCGCGGTAGTTGAGGAATCAGCAGCAGGTGTACAGGAAATCGCTTCCGCAGCGGAAGAAATGGCAGGTATGGCGGAGAATTTGCTATCAAAGCTAAATCAGTTCAAAGTAAAGAAATAGTGAAATAAATTTTTTCATCGGGTACAAACAAAATATCAAGACCAGCTATGTAGACGTGAAGGTTTTTATGGAGGCACCGAAAATGATCACTCAGGCTTGCGCCGTCACCGAAGGTTTGGCGCAAGCCTAGTTTTTTAAAAAATTTTTTCTGGCACGCGTAGTACATTCCCGTACCGGGCCCTGATGAAGGACAGCTTTCTGAATAAAAACCATTCGGTGACATCAAAATATTCGGCCAGGTCATAACAGGTATGCAGTCCCATTTTATAGGCCTGAAAGAGACTCTTATCTGAGATTAAAAAGTTGGTCGCCCATTTTAATGCTTTTCGTTCATCCTGGTCCATAATGATGTTAATGTAAGCGCTGGTATGTACTTGGATGATGCTGGTTCTGGGAGCGGTATAATAGTGACCCAATTCTTCCGCCAGCACACATTTATGCAGCCTGGGATATTTAGGCAAGGACTTATCAAGAAAAATCATGGGGCCGCCCAAATAGTCGAAAAGATACAGCCCGTAAAGGGTGCTGTTTTCCTTTAACAGGTCGAAATAGCGTACTTTTATTTTCTCTCTCTCAATAATGCGCCACAGTCTCACCATATTTTGGCCTCCTAAAAAACGACAATTTTCGAAAATCTCAATAAGATACGAAAAACTACTGCCGCAGCAATAGTTTTTCTTTAAAATAATGATGGAGAGATCCTGCCTATTTTTTGGGTTCTTTTTCTAGGCGCCTTTCCTCCCTGATTTCCAGAATGGCTTCTTTAATCAGGTTCTTTAAACCTGGGGTAATTTTTAAGGATCCGCTCTCGTCGTGGGCGGCAATGATGATGTTTTCCAGGTCAATATCACCGGGGGATGCCTTTTTTTCCTGGTATAACCCAGGGCTTTCTTGAACAGTTGCCGATGGGGTATGTTTGATATTGGTCCGTCCCAAAAGATAGTCGGTACTGACATCAAAATAATCCGCCATTTTTTTCAGCGTCTCTATATCAGGGACCCGTTGGTTCACTTCGTACATACCGACCGTACTGGGAGAAATATTAAGTTGTTCAGCCAGTTCCCGCTGGCTGATTTTTTTTTCTTTGCGCAAGGATTTTATTTGGGCAGATAATTTCATACTTCTCTCTCTTCCGTTGGTTTCCTGATCTAATATTATCACATACTGTGAGAGAAATAAAGAAATAATTTACAAAAAGTGAAAATAATTATTGACAAAATCACGTTACGTGAATAAAATAAAATCACATTAATCACGATGCGTGAATAAAAGATGCCGGTTTCTCCAGAGCAAGAGTTAGAGCCCCAACCTATCTTGTTTTCATTTTCTGAAGATGGCGATCAGAGTAGAAAAGATCAGATTCAGATCAGGAGGGGTATTCATGGAGACGTTAATGAAGGAGTATCAAGACAGCCTCAAGAGGGTTCTTCAGGCAAAAGAAAGAGCCATCCTGGAAGGGCGCCAAGATGATCAGCTATTATTACAGGATTGCATTACCAGCCTTTCTTGGACTGTGGAATATATGAAATTAGGCCGGGAGCCTCAGAATCGACGGCCTATTTCCCGATATTCTTATATGCAAAGAGAAGTACCCTTTGATCCCCATAGCGGTTTTTTTCTCAGGCGGTCCGCGGCACATGATACGTCCGGACGGACAGAATTATCCCGTGACCGAAGGGATTTGTTGAAAAAAGTGCTGGACAAGCTAACCACCCGGGAACGGGAAGCCTTTATCCTGGTGAGAGGAGGCGGCTATTCCTTCAGCCAGGGGGCAGAGGCGATGGGCATAAAAAAGACATCCTTGCAGAACTTGCTCGCCAGGGCGGACAAAAAATTAAATGTTGTGGTACGAAAGCCACCTAAGGATAGAGGCACTATTTACGAGCTTCTGCAAAAGGTGATGTTGGGGCCATAACCTCTTGCTCCGGGTGGGGAGAATGATACCATTTTTGGATCCGGACAAAAGCAAAGAAATAAGGGAGATGCTGGAACAGGGCAAGATCAGTCCGGATCAATCGGAAGAAAGAAAAGGGGGTGCTCATATGAGAAGGTAAGGAAGAAAAGGAAAACCTGCCTTGGAAAAGAAGGCGGGAGTATGAAAAAGGCGGTGAGGTAGTTGCGTATTGAGGACGCATTGTACACACATCTGAGCAGCTATGCAGGTCTTTCCGCTTTGGTAAGCAGCCGGATTCATCCGGTGATTGTACCCCAGGAGGGAATCTTGCCGGCTGTGACTTACCATAAGGTAAGCGGGCAACGGGTGCATACTTTTCAGGCTGACCCCGGAGTTGCCCAGCCCCGTTTCAGGATATCCTCTTGGGCAAGCGGTTACTCTGAGGCGAAGGATGTGGCGGACCAGATCCGAAATGCCCTCCAGGATTTTTCCGGTGTGATGGGAGGAACGGGGGGAGTGCCTGTGCCCAGTGTACGGTTGGAAAATGAGAGGGACAAGTATGAATGTGAAACCGGTCGTTATCATGTGGACGTTGATTTTACCATTTTTCATGAAGAATAAGGAGAGGAGTTGTTTATTATGGCATTAGCAGGAAAAAGCGCAGTAGTCAAAAGCGGGGCAAACATTATTAATGGGTTGAAAGAGGTTAAGTTCACCGCCAATGGGGAAAACATCGAGGTCACCACTTTTCAAAGTGCGGGATGGCGGGAAAAACTCCAGGGATTAAAAGACGTGGCCCTTTCTCTCACCGGATTTTACCTGCCCGCCGATACCAACGGACAGGTAGCGATCCGAACCGCTTGGCTGAACGGGACTACCATTAGTTTAACTTACCTGGTTGACGGCACGGTAGGATTTACAGGCACTTATCTGGTAACCAGTTTTGAGATCGGCAGTGTGGTTGAAGGAGAGCTTTCCGTGGCCATTGAACTGGAGAGCACCGGCGCTCTAACCCTTGTTTAATAAGGGAGGAGAAAAAAATGGCGTATGCAGGAAAAAAGGCTTTGGTGAAGATTCCCGGAACGGCAGTGGCTTTTACCGACGAGGCCACGACCACCAGCGACAATAAGTCTTACCAGATTACCAATACTACAAAGCGGGTTTGGCATAAAACCGCCGCTGTTACCGTCGAGGTAAACGGCACAGTCACCGGGGAGCAATACACTTTAAACCGTTTGAACGGTACGGTGACTTTCAGTGTGGCCAACGGTTCCCGGGGGACCGTAACGGTAACAGGGCAGTATTTGCCCATGAGCGCTGCTGCCGAGGCTCACGAATGGAAATTGACCATGGAAGCAGAAAATTTGGAGGTCACTCCTTTTCAGGCGGTTTATCGCACCAAGATCCAGGGCTTAAAAGGCGCTTCGGGCAGCATCAGCCAGTGGAATGTGATCGACCGTTATTATTACAACGCCCTTGTAGGGGGAAATCCCCTGGTGCTGGAGCTTTATCCCCAGGATACTTTGACCCCGTTAAAAATTTGGGCGGTTCTGAACAGCGATGAATTGAGCGCAGCCCTTGATGCCGCTCAGGATGAAGCGGTAAGTTTTGAAAGTACGGAGGATTTACTGATATGAAACTGAGAGACAAAATTTTAAATGTTCAGGATATCAGAGCGGAAAAGCTTGAAGTGCCGGAATGGGGCGTTGAAGTACTGGTGAAAGCGTTGAAAGGCAGCCAAAGGGCGGAACTACTCCAAAATAACATCAATGCCAAAACCGGAGAGATGAATTTAAAAACCTTATATACGGAACTGGTCATTGCCAGTACTTGCGATCCGGAAACCCAGGAACCGGTTTTTGCCTCTTCCGATCGTGATACCTTAGCCGAAAAGTCCGGCGCAGTTCTGGAACGAATTGCCCAGCTGGCGATGCGGCTTTCCGGCCTCACCCAAAATGCCGTGGATGGTATGGCAAAAAACTAGCGCAGCATCCTGAGCGCCGCTACTATTTTATTTTAGCGGAGCGCTTGGGGTGTACCGTGCAGGAACTGCTGGGGCGGATCAGCAGTTATGAGCTGACGGAATGGATGGCCTTTGACCGGTATAGTGAACAGGAGAGGAAGAGGGCGGAAAGGGAAGCCCAGGCCAAGAAGCGGGTACTGGGAAGATGATATGATTCGTTCTGTAGTAGAGTACAAGTTCCTGCAAATATCTTTTTGCAGGAACTCTACTATGGATCTAAATCAAGGCTCCGGTAAATTTAAGACAGGCAGGTGATGAACAATGGCAGATCCGTTAAGTGGATTTCCAAAAACTCTAACAAACCTTGCTGGAAATATGAAAAGTTTTAGTACTACGACTACTGAAACCTTTACTGCATTTACCACCCTGGGACAAGATCTTAGCGGTTTGTTGAATAATTTAGGTGTCAGTACGAATGAATTTCTTGCTACCATGAATAATTCTCTTGCTTCTCTGGCGCCATTTATACAGTCAATTACTTCAATTATCAATCAGGTTGCTACCTTAATCGAAATGTTCGCAAAAATAAATCCTACTGTGTTGCTGGTGATGGCAGCAATCGCCGCATTGGCAGCCGTATTTGCATATTTGTGGCAGAATAATGAGGATTTCCGTACTGCAGTGCTGGCAGCCTGGGGCGAAATTCAAGCTGCCGCTGTGGAGATTTTCGGTATACTCCAGACGGTAATGGCAGAGGAGTGGGGTAAAATCAAAGAAGTTGCAATGACCGTTTTAGGGGAACTGCAGGAATTTTGGGATCAATGGGGACAAGCCATTTTGGCTTTAGTGCAAGGAGTATGGGATCAAATCAAAATTGCCATAGAAACCGCCATTTATTTAATCAAAGGTGTAATTGATCTTGTTTTGGCCCTCATACAGGGGGATTGGGAAGGGGTTTGGAACAGTCTTGTGTATATCTTCCAGTCCATTTGGGATGGGTTAGTCAAGACTTTTGAGAATATAAAAAATACATTGGCGGGAGTCTGGGCTTCTGTACAAGACGATGTAACGGCGGTTTGGGACCGCATCATGCAGAAGTTCGAGAATGTAAAAAAAACGTTGGAGGAAGTTTGGCTTTCGATTAAAAGCAAAATCGTTGAGGTTTGGGACGGCATAGTCGAGAAGTTTGAGAATGTAAAAAATATGTTGGAGGAAGTTTGGATCTCAATTAAAAACAAAGTCGTCGAGGTTTGGGGCGGGATAGTCGAAAAGTTTGAGAGTGTAAAAAATACATTGGCGGAAATTTGGGCGGGAATAAAAAGTACAATTACAGGATTTGTGGATGGAGCAATTCAAAGTTTCAATAATTTAAAGAATACCATGGCTGACATTTGGGAAGGAATCAAGAGCACGATTGCAGGGGTCTGGAATGGTATTGTGAGCACCATTAAAGGATCTATTAACTCTGTAATTGGGGCGATCAATGGATTCATTAAAGGGATTAATAACATTACCATTCGTGTACCGTCAATAAATATTCCTCTTGTTGGCACAGTAGGCGGATGGAGTATTAGTTTACCCAAGATTCCCTTAATTCCCTTGCTGGGGATGGGTGGTATTGTAACTGGACCAACCTTAGCTATGATTGGGGAAAGAGGGCCGGAAGCGGTGGTGCCTTTAAACCGGGGTAGCTATATGGGAGGTACCATAAATATCTATATTACGGGAAATTATGATATTGAAACTGTAGGAGAAAGATTGGTTAGCATCCTCCGGAGGAAGGGGGTTTTTGCATAATGGCTTTAACCTTAAAACTTGGGGGTGTTGACAAAACCGATTTGCTCCGGCGGGGGGACTTAAAAATCACTGATGAGTTAAATACAAGATCTACGGCCGATTTTACTTTGACGGATGGATCAGGCCTCTACCGGTCGGAGCCCGGAACCCCTGTAGAAATTTGGGATGGCGCGACCCTGGTTTTTGCTGGAACAGTAGATGAACTGGAGGAGACAAAATTTCTAGGTATACCTTCTTTGGAGGAACAGGTTCCCTGTGTGGATTATTGCCAGGTCTGTGACCGTTTCCTAGTAGCGGAAACTTATCAGAATGTGGTTGCCGGAGCTATCGTTCGGGATATTTTGGTTAAGTATCTCCAGACTGACGGTATTGGAGCAGGAACCATCCAGGATGGCCCGGTGATTCAAAAGGCTATTTTTCCCTATATGACTGTTACCCAGTGTTTTAATGAAATCTGTGAGCTAACGGGGTACCAGTGGAATATTAATCCGGACAAAACCTTAAGATTTTTTGAGCGTACTACTTATTCCGCACCGTGGAGCATCGATTCGACCAACCCCAATTGCGATTTCCGGGAAGTAAAAGTGCGCCGGCACCGGGACAACTACCGGAACCGGCAGTACCTGCGGGGAGGCACCGATATTTCTCTTCCCCAAACCAGAACCTTCAAAGGCAATGGGGAAACCACTGTATTTTCTGTGGATCTACCTATTGCTACTACTCCCACAGTTTTGGTAAATGGCGTATCAAAGACGGTAGGGATCCGGAATGTGGATCAAAACAAGGAATGGTACTGGCAAAAAGGAGATAAGGAGATTTCCCAGGCTCAAGGCGGTGCTAAGCTTTCTGCATCGGAAACTTTAACCGTGACTTATCAAGGATTTTACCCCATTGTGATTGTGTCGGAGAATCCGGGTGCCATTGGGGAAAGAAAAACGGTGGAAGGGGGTTCCGGTATTTATGAAGCCATGGAATACCAGGCAAAAATTGAGACCAAAGATGCCGCTTTTCAGTATTCCGATGGGCTGCTGCGAAAGTATGCCTCCATCGGCAGGGTGCTAAATTACGCTACCTTTACCCCGGGTCTTCGGGCAGGGCAACTACAATCGATTAATATTCCTGAGCATAACATTCACAATGAGTTGTTTTTGATTAGCAAGGTAACCATTTCGGATCCGGGCAGTTGGGACCAGAGACTGGCATATGAGGTCGAGGCTTTAGATGGGGAAACCGTGGGAGGGTGGACCAATTTTTTCCGGAAACTGACGGAAAATAAGGCGGAATATGTGATCCGGGAAAATGAGATCTTGGTGAAGCTGCTTACTTTCCGGGACAGCGTCATGTTACCCAAGGTAGAGGATGATATAACCTATAATTTGCACCAGTACCTGATTTGCGGAAATGGTACTATTTGCGGAACGGGAGTGATGATATGAGTGTAACATCGGAAGTCAATACGATAATTTTGAACTGGGCCATTATAAACAGTATTGATAATATCAATGTAATCAGTCTTAAGACAGCAAGTGGAGAGTTATTCCGTAAAGGCTACCAAAGTATGGAGAATACCAGTGGCACGGAGCGAAAATATACTTTCTACCTAACCGAGTCTGAAGGTAACGGAACCCTGACAGGGATGTCTTTGTTTGGCAACGGGGCGACCACGACTTTAGGCACAGGCATGGAAATAGTAACACAATCAGTTAACATTACCAAAAATAACACGCAGAGCTTACTAATATATTGGAATGTGAGGGTGATGAGCTAATGGCATATACAAAAACTACATGGGTCGATAATACAACACCGTTAAGTGCTCAAAATCTTAATAAAATCGAACAGGGGATTTATTTAACAAATAGTATTTTTGATAACACTTCAGGGACAGATTCTTATACTATAACAATACCCGGAATAGCTAGTTATACCGAATTAATTGGAATCCCTTTAAACATTAAATGCACCATAGCTAATACTACTAGCGCGACATTAAATGTCAATTCATTAGGAGCGATCAATATAGTTAGAGGTACCTCAACAGCTTTGTTAACTGGAGAGATAATAGCTAACAAGATTATAGTCGTTGTTTACGATGGTGCAAATTTTCAGTTGCTATCTCAAGGTGTAGATGTTTCACAAGCGTCAAAAACAGAAACTCTAACAAATAAAACTCTCACTGCCCCCAAAATAACTAGCGGCTCATATTTAGCCGACCCAAATGGTAATGAACTAATTAAGTTCCCCACTACGGTTGCGAGTGCCGTGAATGAAATAACTGTAAGTAATGCAGCGGCTGGATCATCTCCAAGCATATCTGCTTCAGGGGGTGATACGAATATTGGTATTAATCTAGTACCTAAAGGTACCGGCAAAGTTCTTGTAAATGGAACTGAAGTTTCCGTAGTTGGACATGCCCATCAGGCAGCTATTATTGCTATCGCTGATGCGGGTGGTTTAATTACCGCAACGGATGTAGAAGGGGCTATTCAAGAGCTTTTTATATCTGCCAGTAATGGAAAGAGTAGTATCGCTTCCGCTATTACTGGCATGGGACAGAGCGCATCGGGAAGCGACTCCTTTAGTACTTTAGCTTCTAAAATTAGTGCCATATCCTCAGACGCCAACGCTGCAGCAGGAAATGTTCTTTCGGGTAAAACTGCCTATGTAGGTGGAAGTAAAATTACTGGAACAATGCCTAACAGAGCAGGAGACAATGTAAACATATCTTCGTCTGTAGTAGGGACTACACTTAAGTTAAGATCTCCGGCAGGTTATTATGACGGAATAGACGATACGGTATATATCACTGATGCAGATTTTGTAGCCTCAAATATAAAAAACGGTATAAACATTTTTGGCCTTACCGGAACTTTAGGCGCTAGCCAAAGCTTAGTCTGGAGTACCTCCGGGACGTATTCTTGGACTTCTCCAGCTACCCCAACTACAGTGTATGTTAATGTAATTAGTGCTACTGGAGGTTCTGGTGGCGGTGGTGGAAGTTGGGGATATAACCATGACGGTAAATGTAACGACAATTACTATTCGGGTAATTCGGGTAATCCAGGTAACGCAGGAGGGGTAACTAGTTTTGGTGGTTACCTATCAATCTCTGCATCAGCCCCAGGTCAAGGTGGAACAGGTGGGGGCTCTCCAGGCGGAATAGGAGGCGCTGGGAGTCCTCCCGGAAGTAACCACAATGGCAGGTACGGTGGTGCAGGAGGAGGTAATGGTGGAGCTGGGGGCACCTTTGCTAATGGTTCCGGCGGGGGTGGCGGGGGTGGCGGTAACTTTTATCCACAACAAACAGTTAATAATACTTTTGTCATTCCTCCATCTACGGCTATTACTATTACTGTAGGTGCTGCTGGAACAGGAGGTGCAGGAGGAACTAAAGGATCAGATAGTTATGGATATGGTAGTAATGGTTCAAATGGGGGAAGTGGCTTATCCGGGCGAGTAGAGATAAGTTGGTAAAGGAGACTGTTGATAATGAAAAAATTTGCTCAGATTATTGACAATAAAGCGTATTGGATTTTCGATGCCGAGGAAGCTCCGACTTTTGCTCCTAATATTGTTTTGTTAGATATCACTGAAAAAGGAGAAGTCCATGAAGGAGATTTTTATGATACTACAACTGATACTTTTTCAGAAATACCGAAAATTGCTGATTTATCATTAAAAGAACTGCAAAATAACCAATTAATTATTATGGACGCTATTTCAGATATCTACATCTTATTAGTATCACTGACTCAACCAGATTAAGGAGGTGTAATCAATGGTACGTTTATTTTGCAAACTGATATTTACAAAATTAAAAACTTTCGATCAGGTCCCGGTTTCGTTACAGCCTTTAGTTTATATAGAGCTATCTAAACTTGGCTATGACAAAAATGGAGATATTCTGCCTACGGCTTAGGAGGCTAAACTATGATTACGGATGCTGTATATATTATAAGTAACTGGTGCAATTTAATCTGTCCGCATTGTTTTAAAGATGCAAGCAAAGCTAACAATAATGAAGCTCCAATAGAGGATGTTATAAAATTTCTAGATACTTTTCCTCATATGTCTGGGTTAAAAATTACAGGAGGGGAGCCATTAGGTTCCCCTATTTATGATAAAACCCATAAGCTTACGCAACATGCAGTAAATAAAGGATGGAATATTCAAATAAATACTAATGGTACTTTTGGAATTCCGGATTTTGGTTTATCCACAAAGAATATTACTTTTCAAGTAAGCTTAGACGGTCTAAAAAAATCACATGACGCTATTAGAGGCAGCGGAGTTTTTGATAAAGCCATTAATTTTATACAAACTCAAAAGAGTAAAGGATATAAGGTTATTGTGATGAGCGTAATTATGGGACAATATACATTTAAAAGTCTCGAGAACTTCATTGACTTTGTTACGATACTTTTGGGTGTTCAGTTAGAAATGCAATTTGTAGCGCCAATAGGCAGAGGGTTGGTATTAAAGAATAATCTAAATGAAAAAGAGATAGCCAGGATAATAGGGAGTCGTAAGCCAAACGCCCAAGTATCAAAATGCTCAATTAGAACTAAGTCAACTTATTGTGAGACACTTCATAGAATCGCAGATAGAGTGGGAATAGATGAGTGCGGGAATATCATTCCATGTCCATTCCTTAATAAATATAAGTTTGGTACGATTTATGATTATAACGAAGACAGAGTTAAGCAAGAAATGAGGAATAAAATACTAAATTGTACATGCGCTTATCCAGATGGTTATGGAGGCATTCAATGATTATTGAAACGAAAAGAAATCTAACTCAGTTGAAAAAATTGGTAGACAATAAAAAACTTCCTGATAACTTTATTCATTTGGATATACCAATGGAGTTTTATGATAATAAACTTGGTAGAGAAATGTTATCCAAAACTGGTTTCTGTTTATTGTATTGGGATTGGTTAAAGCACCTAGTAAAATTTCTAAAGAATAAAAAGTGTCTAGAAATTATGGCAGGATGCGGAGCATTATCATACTTTTTACAAAGGTCAGGGATAAACATCAAACCGACAGATAACTTTTGCTATACTGGCGACTGGAATATAGGAAAAAACTACTGGACAGATATCGAGGATATTGATTGTCTTGATGCAATAGTAAAATATGGTAAAAACATTGATGTTATTGTTCTATCATGGCCGAGCGTCAGAAATATTACTTATTTCTCATTAGAACTAATGCGATTAGTCAACCCAAATTGTGTTATGGTCGTTATTTGGGAAGCCAAAGGTGAATTCTCAAACAAGTTATTTCGTGATGCTTTGATTGAAATTGATAATGAGCTAATAAAAAAGGCAAATAAAAATTATAAAGGTTGGTATAACGACAGAATCATGTTAATTAAATGAAAATTTAAGGATTGAGGTAAAAAATGACTACCGATGTTTTAATTAAATTAGGTATTAATATTTTACTGATGCTATCTTTGACAACTTTAGTGCTCTCCGGAGAGAAATCTGGTCTATTAAGTATTATAACAAGGCCACTAAATAAAATTATTGATAATAAAATTATCATGATAGCATGGTTTCTAATATCGACAGTCCTTAGCGCGTTTACTTTAGACACAACATTAGCCATGATTCTGATCCCGATAGCACTTGTTTACGCTACATCACGAAAACTTAATAAAGGGGAAATACTAATCGCAGTTACATGGGGTAATATGGTCGGCAGCGAATGGACATATTTTGGTGGCGGCGACACTATCGTCTCCTGGACGTTACTTACGCAATATCTAAACAGACCACTTGATATGATAATATGGGCAAAGCTATTTTGGGCTCCAACATTATTAGCTTGTATTTTAACACTAGTATGGCTCTATTTTAAAGTCCTATCACCTGTTATAGTTAAACCGTTATTACAAGAAAAGCTAAACGTCAATTGGGCCAATGTATTAACTTGGATTGTAGTCATAGTAGGCATGGCTACAATTTTTTATACTCAACTGCAATGGTATACCGTAGGATTAGCAGTTTTAAGTATTTTGTTATCAAGACTTAGTCTTGATGATTTTAAAAAGCTTCCTTTTAAAGCTATTTACATTTGGACTGCCTCAGTTATACTTGGAGTACTTGTCAACCAGTATGTAGCATCCCATTTCCAATTCGTAATTCCTACTTATGTTTATTCATTATTAGGTATTATTACTGTATTTGTAGTAATTTCTATAATACATTTGGGGATAACCGACAGTGGTATGTCTCTTATATTTCTGCCCATAGTTATGGCAAGTCAATTTACTGATATAATTTGGCTGTATGTGTTAATGACTAAAGCGATCAGCTTATCTTATCTAACGATATTTTCTAATGGTGGATTAGCTGTTTCCGCGAGTTATGGCCTGAGCCAACGCGAAATGCTTAAAAAAGGTATTCCTATTGTTATTCTTCAAACTATATTATTTGCTCTCTACTTTTATTTTATGAGAGGACACATTGCCATTTAAAAGTCGTTAATAATGGAGTAACATCTAGGAAACGGACAAAAGAAGAGGTGCGGAACAATTGCCAAACAGTAAAATACTTGCGTGCCGTACCTTAGTAAATCCGGCGGCACGGTATTAACGGATACCAAGTATAAAAGAAGAAAACGGGGCGTTTTAATTACCGGTTCTTTTTCCCATACTGGGGAAAAACTTTTACACTATTTTTCTCTAAAATGGATGTTATGAGAAACTTCAAGGCTCTTTTTATTCTTAAAAGAGGGAGGGGGCGGCAATGGGTATCGATGAGGTATGCAAGGACCATAGCGGCTTCTGTTCCGACATTAGGGCCCTGGACAAAAAGATTGAGGAGAATGCCCGGGAAAACAGGGAAAGTCATGCGGAAATGTGGAAAACGATCAATGATCTGCGCAACAGGTTGCCCACTTGGACAACCTTGTTTATTTCTTTTTTGACGCTCTGCCTAGGATGGGCTCTTAGTGAGGCATTTAAATAATTTTGAGGAGGGAAGCATGATGCCGGAAAATTTAAAAAAAAGATTGAAGAATAAATACTTCTGGCTGGCGGCAGCAGGTTTTGCCTATCAAATTCTTAACAGATACGGGTATGCTCCGGAACTGGGTACCTGGCAGGCGGGAATAGATTTAATCAGTTATTTGGCCATAGGATCCGGAATTTACAGTACTTTTGAAGGGTAA